TGGCATTTGCATCGCTTGCGCCATCTGCGCTCTCAAAAAAGGCAGTCTTCTATAAAATGTTTCTATATAAGCTAATTGGTTCTTTGCTTTAGTGTCCCAGAAGACAGGGTCATCAATTATTTTCTGCCTCAAAAATCTTTCTGATGTCTGAATAGTCTGCAGCTCTTCCTGAAATGCCTCTGCTGCTTCAATAGCATTGGTGCCTTGATTTAACGCATAAATTATAGATTTCATGTTTGAATGCGCAGTCTTCGCATTAGCTCCTGCGATTGCGACGTTCTGCTTTTCGTCGTCGGATACTTTCTTTAAAATTGAGCCAATCCCTGAAACAACTACGCCGCCAACCGCTCCTACGAGCGCCCCAACAGGTCCGCCAGCTGCTGCCCCAGCAACTGCACCACTCAAGGCGAGCCCTCCGCCGCCCAAACCAAAATTAGCCAGCATCCCGCCTGCCAATTCTCCAGCGCCCGCTTTGTCTTCATTAAATTCCCTCTCCTCAGGGTCTTTTGATAAAAGGGCAATAGCAGTTTCGACATCCTGCAGGCTTGATAAACCCTGCTCTCCTCTTGCCTGATTTTCTGCTGCTCTGGCAATTTCTGGAGTTGCCGCATATCCTTCGGATACTCCTTTTTTCAAAGATAAGTTTCCCGAAGAAGTGCCGCCGCCCTGACTCTGTAAAAATCTATTGTACCCCGCAGCATCCATATGAGTTTTATTCCCAAAAACATCAGTATAATCTACTGATTTGTCCTTATTGAAAATAGTTTTAGTTTTTCCAGTGTTTGCCTGCGCTGTGACTGGATTTTTTGGGTCCCCTGCATATCCTGCCTGTGCATTTAAAGCCTTTTCTTGAGCCTCTTTTGTTTTAGCCTGCCCTTCAGCAAGCGCTCGGCCAGTTGGAGTTAGGGAATTAATCTTCCCAAGAACCCCTGAAACCGCACTCCCGAAAGTTTGCTTTTTCTTTGGAATTATCGCCATTATTCACCTCTCCCAGCCGTAACATCATTAGGCTGAATTTCCATTCCCTGATTTGCGTCTTTACTCTCATCTGTCTGCAAATTCTCCAGCAATGAAACTGGCGAAATTAATTTAAGTGTTAATCCTAATTGGTTTTTGATTTGAGATTCTAAAAACGTTTGGTCTTTTTTGAAAAATTGTTCATGGCAAAGATATTCGATTTTTGAATTTGACTCTGTCCCGCCCGCCTGCCCGAAGACAACAAGAGGCATATTGACAACTCTGTAAAAAATTGTCCTTAACTCATTTCTCCATGCCAAAGTGTGAGGAGAAACATCGACCTGCACGACTTCAAAACTTACGCTGTTCTCATCGTCAGGGATGTAGATGTTCTCGCCCTTATTTGTCGCTGCGTCCATCTTCGCAATGAAAGCGTTAATTTTTGTCTGGTCGTCTGTCCCCAGCTTGAACATAATCATAGGCTTTGCCTGCCTGTGCATCACTTTCTTAATGTCTTCAAAACTCTCCCCATCAGCTAAAACAATTTTTGCTATTGCATCGATGTCTGAAAGCCCGTGCAACTGGTCAGCCAGCCTGTTGTGGCACAAATGAAATATCTCATTGGGCTTAAACTTCAAAACTTCTGTCTTACCTTCTGGGAGCTTGTTAATTTGCTCGTATCTTTTTATAATTCCTTTTCTGCTGTAAATCACTCTCATGCTTCCAGGGTCCAATGGTTTCAAATTAAGAAAGTTCCCATCGTCATCCTTTATAATTTCTGCATAAGCATCCCCGCCAACTCTCTTAACAACTTCCATATTCCACAAAATATCTAAAAATGTGTCGAGACCAGCTCCTGAGAGGTGGTCTAAAATTACTTTAGTTTCAGCATCTGTTTCGTAGCCCTTTCCGATAATCCATGTAGCCTTGCCCTGAATAACTGTCTTGAGTTCGGCTACCGAATTAAAATAGCCCCACTGCTTGCTCCAGTTTTGATTTTGATAAGTTGTTTCGTCCTGCGCCTGAACTCCGTCGGTATTGAGTTCGGGAATAGAATAGTCAGTTACAACATTTGAAAGATTGCTTGCTGTTGCTGCTGTAATGCTCAATTCGCCCATGCTATTCTATAATCTCCATTTTTATAAATCTATCCTGAAAGGAATATGAACTTCGAATGAGCCGTTAACCGTAGCCCCAGACGCACTTTCTACAACGGTGTACCTGTCAGCAAACCAGTAGGTTGCGGTTTGTCCAGCGACTCCTTGAGTAAATTTGCACTCTACTCTTAGTTTATCTCCGACTGCGAAACCCTTGGAAGTCAGAGGTATTATAAGACATTCCCTATAGTATTTCTCAGCTGCATGAGTTCTTGAGAAAGAAGTTGCTGTCCCCAGAGATGTTTCTGTCACACCCGAAACATGATAAATCGTAACGTCTAAATCCGCTGCCCCAGTGCCCGATACTCTCATAGTCCAATTAATTACGGCTGTCCCTGAGATGTAAGCTGGCTGGTTGAAAGTCAAATCAAAGTTATTCTCTGCGTCCGTCACAGTACCTATCGTCTGAAAACCTGCCCCAGTGTCATAAGAGCTGTCTATCTGCCTATCTGTCAAGAAGTTAGCCGTGCCTGCGCTGTCTTTGCATCCGCCCGCATAAAATATCTTGTAGCCAGTCCCAGAAGCCCAGTCAAAATAATCATAACTTGCTATTGCGCCGCTTCCGCCGCCCCTGTAGACTATTGGAACTCCGCCTGCCAAATTAAGCCCCTACCACGAACTCTTGATTTTTGATGTCCTTTAGAATTTCTATGTTCATAACGTAAATATCTCTCAAAACGTCGAGCATTGTCTCGGCTTCTGATCTCGAAGTGAAACCACTCAAATCATTCATAATCACAATCATAGCGCATCTTACAGCCGCAGTTTGCATTAAAATGTATTTAACATCTACATTCAAAGCCGCATATGCGTCGCTCCAATTCTTATGAGTCACCGCATTAATAACAGATTCAACATCCAAAACGTAAACGTCAGTCGCTGCCACCGCCTTCGCTGTTGCGTTTGCTTTTATCCCTGCGTACGCCTGAATGTTTGCATTTTTGCAGTAGATTCCTACATTTGGGTCAGCCATTATTTCCCAATCCTCAGAGCTGCCGATTCAATCTTCTGTAGCAATCTGAAAAAAATTATGTCTCTGACAGAGAGATTGACTTTTATCACTTGTTTTGCATCAGCATCCCAAAATTCAGCTTCTTTGATTGTAGTTCCGTCAATAGCCATATATTCTGATAGCCGAATAACTATATAAAATTATCGACACCAAACATCTAAAGTTTTGTCTTCTACTGCAATCCATACAGCTCTCACTATTCCCTCTGTGATGTGGGAATCCCTTCCTGTGATGCGGATTGTTGAGGGTTTATTCGGTAAGACGACTAACTCCTGTTGTATGCTTCTCAGAGAGACAATGACATCCTCATCTGCAAGAAGTTTCAGCTTTCCCTGTTCCATCAGAGACTTTGTGAGAATGTACATATCTTCCTTAAGTAAGGATGTCTTCCTTTTCCCGTCTTTGTCAAGGGCTTTCGTTGCATTGTTCAGCCCAATCACCTTGTTTTTTATGCTCGAAACGAGCAATGGGTGGAAAACTCCGACGCCCAAGCCGCCGTTGTCAATTCCCAGCCTTCTAAAGTGCCAAATGTTCTCCAATTCCATAATCTTCTTTGTTGTGTCTGTAACGTAAGTCCTTTTTGTTGTGAGATTCTCTGCATGCTCAAGGCGTTCTCTGGATATTTTGGCGATGACTTCGAAAGAAGATTTGTCTGTCCCAAGTCCGCCTACATCGACCCCCAAATAGTTTTTTCCGCCTGTATAAAGCCCTTTTCTCTTTAAAGTGCAGCACTTTTCAATCAAATCTTCGGGAAAGAAAGACAAAAGCTCATCAACGAACATCCCCAAATATTCCTGAGCGTACTCTATGTTTGTCATTTCTCTTTTATCTTCTTCAAGAACTCTCAAAGCCCCGTTCTTCTGCACTTCAGTCCAGCTTGGGCAGACTACTCTATTTTTTACAACCTCTTCCGTTGAAATAGCAAAAACTTTAAATCTTGCCTGAGGGTCTTTTTTATTGACAACTTCGTCGTATCTCTCCCAGAAGTAACCTTCTTTTCCGAAAGGTGTCGAACTCATCCAAATCTTCCCATTTGTCGTCAATAAAATGGGCTTTGCAGCAATCCAAAACATCTTAGGCATTCTTGCAGCTTCGTCCACAATAAGAACGCCGCCCTCAAATCCCCTCGCCCCATCCCCCGTATTCCCGACAGGTCTTACAATCATTCTCCCACCATTCAAGTAGAGACTTCTTAAAGTGGGTTTGTATTTGCCCTTTCCGAGCAATTTTAAATATGTTTCTTTTGCGTAGTTCAAAGCCATCGACATAATAATCATAGCTTGGTCTTCCGTCAAAGATACAATAACAACGGGCATGTTTTTATTCTTCGCCATCCAATCAATAGCTTTTCTTGCGAGAATGTATGTTTTGCCCACTCTTCTGCCTGTGCATAAAAGTAAATCTCCGCTGTAATCTAAAACTTCTTGCTGCCAAGAATCAAGAATCATTTTTGAGGAAGATGTTTTTTAATGTAAAATTCTTCAGGGCTTCCCCACAGATTTTCAAACCAGCCCTTCTTGTACTCTTCCTTGTTTTCGTTTGCATGAACTTCTACGTCTATTTTTAGTTTTGCTTCCCTTTCTTCCTTTCCAAGATTTTCTTTTTCTTCTTCTGTAA